TTTTTTTTTTTTTTTTTTTTTTTTTAATAAAAAAGAGAAAAGAAGTGTGACAAGTGGTACAAAGTAATGGAATCAATGGGTTACAACTTGACAAAATCGAGCTGTAGCCCGCATTATACCTCTGTAACTTATTGATTGCATTGGATTGTCACACTTCTTTTTTGGAAGTGTGACAATAATTTATCAAAGGGGTACTCAAACTCAATAAATCATTGATTATAAACAATAAGTACCAAAACAAAGGGGTACAAACTGATATAGATCAAGGACTTACAGATCAATAATGCGGCTTCCAGCTCGATTGGGTAATTTATTTTTGAAATTGTGCATTAGTATTATACAAGCCCTAAAAACATAGACAGCGATGTACCCGACTTGTAATCGGGAAAGTTCGGCGCAAATCCGGATTGGGGCACCAAAGAATCATGATTTTACTTAGCCAGTATGTCGACATAGTGTGAATTAGTATGTATATACACAATCATGTGTATTACTAACTAGGGGATCTATTATGTGGACTAAACCAGCAGCTACAGAAATGCGTTTTGGATTTGAAGTAACAATGTACGTAATGAACAAGTAGTTTAAAAAAGAGCGTTAAAGTTAACTCATAGTTTACATTTGAGCCAAAATGTAAACTATGGGCAACAGTTTGATTATAATAAATCGCGTTTTATTAAAGACAAAGTATTTTGTCTGGAATATATTAATGGCAATCACAACAAACCAAAGCGTATTGACGCTTGACTATTGGAAGAGGGCCGAACACCTAGAAGTAGGTGACTGGGTCTTTGACCAGAATGGCAAACCAGTCCAAGTAAAACTGGTACACAAGTTCTTTTCTGAAGAGTGTTATGAAGTCACGTTCGATGACTACCTAACAATCAAGGGCGACGCCAACATGGCGTTCCATGCAGAGAACGAGAAGTACCGTAAGCAATTGCTTAAGTACAAGCAGGTAAAGAGCCAATTTAAAAGACCACTGAAGTTCTTATCGGTGTCAAATATATTAGACAAAGGCGTCATTGGTAGACGTGGACGCAAAGAGTTCTCAATCCCGACCACCAAGCCGCTACAGTTTCCGGCACAGACCCCTGGCATACCGCCGTTTGTGTTTGGATTCTGGTTTTTTAATAGGAAGGCGCACAAGAAGTTCTCTATCCATGAAACAAATAAAGATTTTGTAATAGAGAAGTTCAAGGGTGCCGGGTATCACTTGGAATTTTCTACCTATGTGAGGGGCGGGTATCATAAATTTTTTGAAAAACCTAACATCGAGTTTCAGTTGGCACCAAATATTCCAACAAAAATCCCGACCAACTATCTTCTCGCCTCTGAGTCTGAGCGCATTGCACTATTATCTGGAATTGTCAACGCAAAACCTAGACAATATAACAAAAAAACGGACTGGTTTAGGATAACGACCGGAGATTTTCCAACAATTCAGCAAATTCAAGGACTTGCTGAGTCACTTGGATTAAGAACCAAAGTGTTTCATAACGAAATACTAAGCAACTACTCGATTCAGTTCAAGTCTAAGCACAAATTAGTAGCAAATCAAGTAAGTCCCCGGTTAAAAGTGCATTATGCTCGCCGGTATATTAAAGAAATAGTAAAAATTCAGCCCCAGATGGTAATACACATTGAGACAACGGGCAAAGACAACTCAATATTAGTCGGAGAAGGATTTATTTCAGTTTGTTAGGGCTAAATCGTTAAAATATTTGCATTAGTATATGTGAGGGGACAGAGCGTGCACAACTTTGTCTTTGCCAGTACAAAGACTCACCCTCAAATATCTAAACTTACTGGAGTATCAAATGAAACGAATAGACCCCCAAACTGGTAAACCATTTATGTACGGAGATATCCGTGAAGATGGATATATTTTTTGCCAATATAGACAATCCAAAATAAAAAAAGACGGGTATTTTAGAGAAGAATGGAAAAGTCCAACTTCTTGGGATGCTATGCAATCTAAAGGTCTTCAAAAAGTTTTAAAATATAATAAAACTGCACTTCCAGAATACGTAAGAACTAAACGCGGACATCTATCATGTTTATTACGTGCTGCAAGAACTCGAGCTAAAAAACAAAATATTCCGGTTGATATTGATTTAGATTATTTAGAATCTATTGCACCAAATCAATGCCCCATTTTTAAAATTGAATTTAGTTGGGGCCAAGGCACTCAAAAAGAATATCAACAAGGACCATCACTAGATAAAATAATCCCCGAACTCGGATATGTAAAAGGCAATGTTCAAATTATAAGCTACAAAGCTAATACAATGAAATCGAACGCTACTCCAGAACAACTGTTACAGTTTTCAAAATGGATACAAGAAACTTATGGCACTAAACCCTAAACAAGAACTTCTGTTAAAGAAGTTTGCAGATTCACACAAACATTGGCCAAAACCGGAACTTGATGCCGCTATTTGGCAAATCAAATGGAACTTACAAGCCTTGCCCCACCAAAGGGAGCCAGAAGACAATGAGTACGATACATTCTTGCTTCTTGCAGGGAGAGGTAGTGGCAAAACCCATGCTGCATCGAATTGGGTTGGTATTCGGGCGTGGAAATATCCAGAAACGCGCTGGTTAGTATCAGCACCAACGGCTTCGGACGTACGCGCAACGTGTTTTGAAGGGGACTCGGGACTTCTTAACATTATACCTCAATCGTTAATTGAGAGCTACAACAAATCCCTTTTTGAATTAACTTTAAAAAACGGATCAATGATTCGCGGTATTCCGGCGTCCGAACCCGAGCGATTTCGCGGCTCCCAATGGCATGGGTGTTGGCTTGACGAATTAGCGGCGATGGATTACATTGATGACGCGTATGATCAAATACAATTCACATTGCGTTTGCGCCATCCTGAAATTCCTCGAGTCCAGTCAATTATCACAACAACACCAAAACCAAAAGAACTGATTGTTGATTTAAGTGAAGGTACCGTTGGCGGCGATGTGTACGTAGCAAATGCATCATCATACGACAACAAAGCAAATCTATCAGCCACTTTCTTCAAACAGCTTGAGTCCTACGATGGCACCGACCTAGGTCGCCAAGAGATTTACGGTGAGATCTTGGACCCAGAACAAACTGGAATTATCAAGCGCAGCCAGTTCCGCATGTGGCCAGCCAAGAAACCAACACCAGTCCTTGAGTACGTAATTGCCTCATACGACCCAGCCACTTCAGAAAAGACAATGAACGACCCGACAGCGTGCACCATTTGGGGCATCTTTGAACAAGAAGACGCTGGTACGGGGGTCATTTTACTAGACGCATGGGATGCACACTTAGCTTACCCAGAACTGCGCCGCAAAGTAATCGACGACTTTAAAGAGGTAGTATATGGCGCAGACAACGACTTTGGCAAAGGGCGAAAAGCTGACCTAGTACTTATGGAAGACAAGTCAGCGGGTATCTCTTTAATCCAAGAGCTGCAAGGTTCCGGCATTGAGGTACGTGGATACAACCCTGGCCGGGCAGACAAGGTACAACGTCTCAACATTGTTGCGCCGCTTGTTGCTAAGGGAAAGGTCTGGATCCCCGAAGACGCTGACCGTAAAGGCGAATTTGCGGACTGGGCAAAACGTTTCTTGCGTCAAGTATGTTCATTCCCAGAGGCTGGAGGAAATGATGATTATGTTGATAGCCTTAGCCAAGCCCTCAGAGTACTTCGAGATTCTGGATGGATTCAATTAGATTACCTTCCTGTTAGAGATTATTCATACGCAGATGATAATAAGAAAAGATTCGAAAATCCATATGCAATGTAAGGGCGGAATTTAAAACTACTTTGCATTAGTATGCATAGGAGTGAAAGGGCCCGCGAACCCAGTTTTTGCCTATTCAAAAACTAGCTCCTACTAATTAAACTAATAGGAGTTACAAAATGGAACGTTTTAAACGTGGAGATATCCGCGAAGATGGATCGGTATTTATTCGGTACAAACGAGGAAAAGAATACTGGGCAGATAATATTACATTAAATAGATTAAGAGATTTAGATTTAGCTGCAAATCAAAAACAAAGTATTGATAAAATTGGGCATGCTAGAAAAATAATAAGCGGAAGAAAAAGATTTGCTAAATTAGAAAATATAGAATTTTCTATATCAACAGAAGAGTTAATAAAAAATTTGCCAGATATCTGTCCTGTTTTAGGAATTAAATTAAGTTGGGGTCAAAGAAAAGGGCAATCCGGAAACAAAGATACATCTCCATCATTAGATAAGTTTAATTCTGATCTGGGATATGTTTCAGGAAATGTATTTTGGATATCTCAATTAGCAAATAGAATTAAAAGTAATTTTACAACAACTCAAATTAACGCTGTCGCAAATTGGATGGCAAAAATAGAGAACAATCAATAACATGGCTCAACCAAAACTACCAATCCAAGCTGGCGGTAACTTGCAAGCACTTGATCAACGCGAAGAAGACGTTGAATTAGCGACTGAGCAAGATGCAGAGACAGAACACCTTGCTGAAGAGTTGGGATTGGATGATAACGAAGCCGAACAAGAAGTCATTGAGTTAGACGATGGCTCTGTTATTATTAATTTACAAGAAACCAAGGGTCCACAAAAAGATCCTGAGTTCTATGAAAACTTAGCAGAAGTCTTGGATGAAGACGTATTGATGTCGCTCGCTGGTGAATACCTGGACTACATCGATGTTGACCGTGAGGCTCGCAGCCAACGTGACAAGCAGTACGAAGAGGGTTTACGCCGCACAGGTTTGGGAAAGGACGCGCCAGGCGGAGCAACGTTTGACGGCGCCTCAAAAGTCGTCCATCCAGTCATGGCAGAGTCATGTGTTGACTTTGCTGCCTCGTCAGCCCGTGAGTTACTCCCACCCGATGGTATTGTAAAATCAAGCATCAAGGGTGAAGCTGACGTAGAAAAAGAAAAAACAGCCGACCGCAAAGTTAATTTCCTTAACTGGCAGTTAACAGAGCAAGTGCCAGAGTACCGCGACGAGATGGAACAGCTCCTCACTCAGTTGCCTCTTGGCGGTTCGCAATTCTTAAAATGGCGCTATGACTTAGAACAAAAGCGTCCAACATGTGAGTGGGTACCGATTGACAACATCTTGTTGCCATACTCATCAACAAACTTCTACACATCACCTCGTGTAACAGAACAGCAAGATATCACTGGAGACATCTACCTCCAACGTATTGAACAAGGCATCTACCGAGATATTCACAACTCATATTCATCAAACGCACCGCTTGATGAGATGACGCAATCTGAAAAAGCTAACAACAAGATTGAAGGCAAAGATATTCCTTCTGAGAATATCGACGAATTGCGCCGCGTCTACGAGATTACTTGTTTCCTACGTTTGGAAGATGATTCAGAAACAGAAGGTCGCCGCGCACCGTACATCTTGACTATTGATGAATCAAGTGGCGAAGTGTTATCACTTTACCGTAACTGGGAAGCAAACGATGACAAACTTACCAAACTCGATTGGTACGTTGAATTCAAATTTATTCCTTGGAGGGGTGCTTATGCTATCGGTCTTCCTCATCTTATTGGTGGCCTTTCTGCCGCTCTTACTGGAGCTTTGCGTGCTCTTATGGACGCAGCCCACATTAGTAACAGTCAAACAATGCTTAAGCTCAAAGGTGGACGCATTGGAGGCCAAAGTGATCGAATTGAGCCGACGCAGGTAATGGAAATTGAAGGCGCCCCCGGCGTCGATGATGTGCGTAAGATTGCAATGCCTATGCCATTCAATCCACCATCATCAGTATTATTCAACTTGCTAGGCTGGTTAACAGATGCAGCTAAAGGCGTAGTAACAACAGCTGAGGAGAAGATTGGTGAAGCAAACAGCAATATGCCTGTGGGCACGACTCAAGCGCTTATCGAACAAGGCGCCAAAGTATTCTCAGCCATTCACGCACGCTTGCACAGATCACAAGCTAAGTCGCTTGCTATTATCTCTCGCATTAATCATTGGTATCTCAGTGAGATGGATAACCAATCTGGCGAAGAGATTGAAGTTAGAGATTTCGCTTATAATAATGACGTTCGTCCAGTTTCTGATCCTAATATATTTTCTGAAACACAACGTCTAGCTCAAAACCAAGCTATTTTACAAATGGCGTCAAGTGCGCCTCCAGGTATGTTTGACGTTCGTGCAATGTACCGCCGAGTATTAAATCAACTCAAAGTACCTAATATTGACGAAATCTTGCCAAATCCGCAAGGATCTGCAGAATCTAATCCAGCGTTAGAAAACGTAGCAATGACAATGGGTCGTCCGGCAGCGGCATACCCAGACCAAGACCACATTGCACACATCCAAACACACTTGGCTTACGCAAACAATCCAGCATACGGTGGCAGCCCACTAGCAGGGCCAACGTTTAGCCCGCTTGTACTAGATCACATCAAACAGCATTTAACAATGCACTATTTGCAATCTATGCGTGCGTATGTAAGCCATGCAGCTGGAGGCAAAGATGCATTCAAGCTTAATGAAGAGCAGCCAATTGATCAAGATGCACAAAAAGCAATTGCGTTAGCTGGTCAAATGGTAGACATGGACTCACAAAAAATCTTGGCTCCATACATGCAGCAAATCAATGCGTTGGCACAAAAAGTTGCACAAATGCATCAGCAAGCGCAACAAGCCGCAATGTCTTCTGACCCAACAGCTAACGTCATCATGCAAACACAAATGGCTGAGACAAAACGTAAAGCTGAAGAATCACAAGCTAAGATGCAACAAGAAAATGCACAAGACCAACAAGAGTATCAACTCAAAGTGGCACAACTTGAGCAAAAAATGCAAGAGTTGCAAGCTAAATATGACACGCAGACTAAGATTGATGCTAATAAGAACGCGACTCAAATCGCTATGGCCGACCTCAATAACTCATCTCGTGAGCGTATTGCAGAGATTTCAGCCCAAGCCGGCTTAACGTCTGACCAATTGATGATGCAGCATGAGCAAGACCAAACTGCGTTGATGGCATCACAAGAAGCACAAGCTGACCTACGTCAACATGGCTTAGAAGTGCAACAAATGGCTTTTGATCAAGAAGCTCAACAAGCACAACAGATGGCACAACACCAACAAGAAGCTGAGCAGCAAGCACGTCAACAGCAAGCAGATATGATGGGGCAACAGCAAGATCAAGCACATCAACAACAGCAACAAGTTCAACAAGCAGCAATGCAACAACCACCAACAGAGGAATAATTATGGCAGACCAACTAGGTTTTAGACAAACATACAAGCAAAAGGGCACCCAATCAACTGGTGGTGGTCCAGATGCTAAAGTAGATGAAGGTACTTCAGGCTCACATCGTGATCTTAACTGGAAAAAAGGCGCAGCGCAAGCTAAGATGGCTAAAGGCTCTAAAGTAGGTCCAGATAAGAACTTAAATGAAATTGGCGGCGGAAATTTCTATTAATTAGGGCGGATATCCATACGTGTATGTATTAGTACAAGTATGAAAGATATAATTAGTGAATTTATCGGCTTGGTAAAAGCTGAGCAAGCAAGAATAGCGGAATCGTTAACCGCTGGTCACGCAATCAATTTTGAAACTTATCAACGTCTCGTTGGTAATCATCAAGGATTGCAAGCGTCATTGGATTTACTCAATGCGTTAATGACTGAAGATGACGAAGACCAACAATAGAACTGTACAGTTTAAGGAGGGCGCCGAATGGCTGCTTTTGATAGTAAGGCTAAGGACGAGCCAGATTTACGTTCAGAATTAGAATGTTTCCCAGAGGTTGATCCAGGTATTGAAGTGTTGGGTGATCGCGTGTTAGTTCAGCTACGTCGCGAAAAGACAACATCTAAAGGTGGGATCATCTTGGTAGACGAGACGACACAAACCATTAAGTTTAATGAGACCGTAGCTAAGGTAATCCAAATTGGACCTTTAGCATACAAAAACCTAGATGACTTGTCACCTTGGGTTGAAGGTCCTTGGTGCAAAGTTGGTGACCTAGTTCGTACAATTAAGTACGGCGGCGATCGGTACGTATACGACGCGGGTGACGATGGCGCTCCGGTTGTGTTTATTACACTACAAGCTCGAGAGATCATTTCAAAAGTAAAATCTTTTGAACATGCTCAGAAAATGAAAGCGTTTGTAGATTAACTTTGTATAAAGGATAGAAAATGGCAGCAGATAAAGACGTTCCTTATAAGGAACAGGAAGATGGCTCCGTCTTAGCCAAAGTTGAAGAAAGCTCTCAAGAACAATTTGATTCTGAGCTTGACAACGAAAAAGCCGGTGGTGGGCAAGTAGAAGACCAAGACGAAGATGGTGAAGACCATCACGACGATGGTGAACAAGACGAAGAGCCCGGAGAAGACGAAGAAGAGCGTGAGCGAATTCGTGAAGCGCGTCGTGAAGAGCGCCGTCTTAAAAAAGAATTATCAAAACAACGCGATGCTACAGCAAAACATAAAATCAGCGCGTTGGAAAAGCGTAACGAAGAGCTTGCTCGTCGCCTAGCTAATCTAGAAAGCAGTGCAGTGTCATTTAAAATGGCGCAACTAGATAAGACACTAGAAGACGAAGCAACCCGCGTTGAATACGCAAAAATGAAAATGATGCAAGCGGCCCAATCAGGCAATGCTGCAGAACAGATTGAATATCTAGAGCAATTGACAGACGCTAAACAGCGTTTACAACAATTGCAACACTTCAAAAAGCAACAACTAGAAGTTTCTAAACAGCCAAAACAAAACGTTCCAAATCCAGTTACTAAAGAAGTGGAACAAAATGCCAAAGATTGGCTACGTAAGAATTCCTGGTTTGATCCAGAAGCTAGAGATACAGATAGTAGAATTGCCAAGGTAATTGATCAAGAGTTAGCCTCAGATGGATGGGATCCATCAGATCCTGAATATTGGGATGAACTCGACAATCGTTTATCTGCGCGTTTACCTCACCGCTACACATCAAAAGGCGGTAATACTCAAAAACGATCAGCTGGACCAACAGCATCGAGCCGAGTAGCAGCAGCGTCAGCAAAGCCAAACACAATCACATTAAGCCGTGAACGTGTTCAAGCGATTAAAGATGCTGGCGCATGGGACGACACAGACAAACGAAATAAAATGATCCGCGCATACGCAGCGTATGACCGCGCCAATAAAGGATAATACAAATGGCTAATACTAGAATTAAACGAGATTTAGACGACCGCATGGCTGAACGTGCTCAGGAAGTAATTGAGCGCTCAATGACAGCGGATCCGGATGATGTAGCACGTCGTGAACGCCTTGATGCGTTTAGAGACAAATGGCAAAATAGTGCGTTGCCGGACATTCCTGCAGGAACAGTGCCAGGGATGCACTTGTGTTGGTTGAGTACAACCAATTCATATGACAGTATCGACAAACGTATGGCGTTGGGTTATGAGCCAGTTAAAGCCGCTGAGTTAGGTAAAGGCTTTGAAGGACTAGGCAAGATGAATTCGGGCAAGTTTGAAGGCTGTATTAGTTGCAATGAGATGGTTCTCTTTAAACTACCGGAAGACGTTTACCAAGAAGTGATGCGCATGTTGCATCTTGAGGACCCACTAGAGCATCAACGTAATATTACAGCTCAAGTTAGGGAAACAGCCCAAGATCGAAAAGGTGGCAGATCTATGTTGGAAGGCGGTTTACTGGAAATGGAAAGAGAAACGAACAAAGCAAATAAAAATATCCGTTTTCAATAATAACTTACACACAAAGGAAGGACTAAAATGTCTGCAACATTTCAACCCTTTGGCCTGAAGCCTGTGTACCACCCAAGTGGATTAGATCGCGCAACAGCATTTGCTGGCACGAACACATATACCACTGGTACAACATTCACAGCTCCATACTCATTGAGTGCTGGCCAATCATTCTGGCAATACCAACCAGTTGCTATTACAACATCTGGTCAATTGACTATCGCTAACCAAACCGCTGGTTCTGGTAAAGTATTTGGCGTATTCGACGGTGTTGAGTACACTAACTCTGACGGTCGTCGTTCAGTAGCAAAATATGCTTCTAAATTGACGTTAGATGCTTCTACACAAATCATTTTCTGGATCTTCTCTGACCCAGCATTGGTTTACGAAGCTCAAATTCACGGTTCAGCTACAACAGCTGCAATCGGATCTGAGTATAACTTTGACACATCAACAGGTTACACAACAGCTGACGGCTATGCTATTGGTGTTGGTGGCGCTGGCTTCTCTACTACTGCGTTGCTTGCAACTCCAGTTAGTACAGGCGCACAAGGTCAAGTTCGCGTAATTGGATTGGGTCGTGAAACAGCATTCCCAGCAGGTCAGTTAAATGCATGGGGCGATGCTTACACAATCGTTCAAGTACAAATCTGCAACAACGCGTTCGCTGCTCCGTCAGTAACAGTTAACTAATAACGAAAGGAATAAGCAATGGCAACCCCAATGCGTAGTACGGACTTTCGTGCGGTAGTCGAACCGATTATCAACGAAGTCTTTGACGGTGTATATGCACAACGTGACGACGAGTGGAAAGGATTTGTAGAACAGATCCAAGGTATTCCACGTAACTATCATGAAGAAGTAATGCTCTTCGGTATGAACGCAGCTCCAGCGATGCCAGACGGTACTCCAGTAAGCTACGATCAAGGTGGTACTTTGTACATCACCCGTTTCATCTACCAAATCTATGGCTTGGCTTATGCTTTGACCAAAGTTTTGATGGAAGATGGTGATCACATCCGTATCGGCTCAACTTTCGCTAAGCACTTAGCTCAATCTATGATTGAAACTAAAGAAACACTTTGCGCTAACTTGTTGAACTTCGCGTTCACTTCAGGTTACGTAGGTGGCGATGGCGTTACTTTGATCAATACAGCTCACCCAATCGCTAACGGCGGATCATACTCTAACCAGTTGTCTACAGCGGCTTCATTGTCACAAACATCTGTAGAACAAATGTTGATCCAAATCCGCTCAGCAGTAGACAACAACGGTAAACGTATTCGTCTTAAAGCTGAACAATTAGTTGTTCCACCAGCACTAGAATTCCAAGCTGAAGTTATCTTGAAATCTGTGTTGCGTTCAGGTACAGCTGATAATGATTTGAACCCAATCAAATCAACAGGCATGTTGCCAAAAGGCACACACGTGGTAACACGTTTGAGCTCAAGCAAAGCTTGGTGGGTACAAACTGATGCTGAAAACGGCTTGATGTTAGTAATGCGTCGCCCTATGGAAAAATCGATGGAGGGGGATTTTGAGACAGACAGCATGCGCTACAAGGCTACTGAGCGATATGCAACTGGCTGGCATGATGCCCGTAACATTTACGGTACCTCTGGTCTGTAATTAATTAAGGAAACTTAATGTAAAAAAGCCTGTCGAGAAATTGACAGGCTTTTTTATTTGTGCTAGAGTTTTATTATGAAACGGATAAATCCAAAAACAAACAAGCCATTTAAACGCGGGGATATGCGTGAAGACGGATATGTATTTAGGCAGTATGATTTAACATATTTGTTACCTACGGGGTACTTTGCTGAATCTTGGACAAGACCCGCTAATTTAGAAGCTAATAGAGAACAAACTAATAGTTTAACAAAAGCCAGATATCATAGATTAGTAAATAGTTGATATGGCTAGAGATTTAGAAAACGCAAAACGATTAAAACGAGAATGGTATCTACGAAATAAAGAGATTACCTTAGAACGCGCACGTCAGTGGGCTTTAGATCATCCAGAAGAAACAGCAACTAAAAAAGCAAGATGGCAACAAATAAATAAAGATCGACACAATGAATGTAATCGCAATTGGAATGCCAAAAACCAAGATAAAAAGACAGCCGCAGAAGGCAAACGACGCGCAGCCAAATTAAAACGCACGCCAAAATGGCTTACGCCCAGCGAACTTGAACGAATTCAGGCGCTCTACTCAATTGCCGCTATGTTCACACGAGAGTCTGGTATTGAACACCACGTCGACCATATACTGCCATTACAAGGAACCACAGTGTCTGGCTTGCATGTATATGAAAACCTCAGAATTATCACCGCAACAGAAAACTTAAAAAAGTCAAACAAACACGACATTTAGGGCGTATTTTCCTTATCTTATGCATTAGTATGCTTAGGAAGAATCATCCCATTCTGACCGCCGACCTTCCCGGTGAGACGACTTAGAGACAGCTTGGGATAACCACTAAGATAAGGAAACTCAAATGTCATCAACATTTACCACACCAATTCGCGTATTCAAACGCAATAACCCAACAAACAACGGCGTAATTGCTCCGGATAACACTGGCGCAGCACGTATTAGCCAACAAAGCTACATCACAAACCCAATCACAACAACTACAGGAACTGCAACGGTATTAACAACAGCGGACCTTGGTTCAACTACAGCAACACCATTTGTTTTACCAGCTGGCTCAATTCTTGAAGGTTTTGCACTATACCAAGACGTAGCGGCAGGCGGATTAGTTGGCGGCGTGATTACAGTAGCAATCGTTCAAACTAGCCCAACAGATGGCTCTTTGACAACTACAACTATTGGTACAATCACTCCAACAGCAGCTGGTGGTCGTATCGCTGGTGTGTTCACAGCTACAGCAGCTACAGCAGCAATCATCGAAAACATTGGCACATTGGATGCAACATTAACATTCTCTGCAGCTTCTGTAACTACATTGTCAAGCGGCTCATTGGGCGGCACAATCTCTGTAGATTACACAGCACGTAACGTTGATGGATCAATCACTGCCTACGGTTCTGGTTACACAAATAACTAATTAATTGGCGGCGGGGCAACCCGCCTCTTTTAACATAAAGGACAATTAATTATGGCATCGATTTTAGCAACAAATTTAACGGCAACTCCATATCCAATTGAGTCCATCTCTAAGATGGGTCAGTTTGAAAATTTTGAGCTTCAAGTGGCTCGAAATCAAATCATGGGGCACAGCGTTTTAAATATCTACGGATATCAAACAGCAGTAACAACAGCATACATCCCATTATGGGAAGTGGCTTCTGCTTACACGTATCCAAGTTCAGCAATTACTATGTATTTAGCAGGAACAGCTGGGGACACGGCAAAAATTTTAATTCAAGGACTTGATGCAAATTACGTTCAAATCTCTGAAACCGTTACTTTAAATGGCGCCACACCAGTAGCAACAGTTAACCAATATTTCCGAATCAATGGCATGTCAGTAACTGTTGGCAGCTCTACAAATCCTGCAGGTGCAGTAACATTGAAAGATGTAACAGCAGCAACAACATATGCTCAAATTAACGCAGGTGTAGGAAAAACTCAAGCTGCAATTTACACAATTCCTGCAGGATACACATTTTATCTAAGCCGTATTGATGCTAATACATCATTTAATGGTAACAATGCAAACTATGTAAACTATAGAAACTTGAGCATTTCGTCTACAGGCGTTCAAACATTAACTCAGCAAGCTCCATTCACTCAGTTGTATCATACTCAACGAGTAATGCCTCGTGCATTTGCGGAAAAAACTGATATTCAAATTCAGTGTGCAACAAGCACCGGTACTGCTGCAGTTAACGTGGCTCTTGAAGGCTACTTGATTCAAAACGACGGTCAAGCACTTCCTTCTGTATTGTAATGCCTGTTTACTTAGATACACGTGGTAACTCTGTCCTATCTGTGGCGATCTGTGATCGCTGCAGTAGGAAGTTCCCGTATGTCGATTTAATGCCAGATCCAAACTTCCCTGGCATGCGAGTGTGTAAAGATGACTTGGATCAGTTTGACCCTTGGCGTCTACCGGCAATTCAAACAGAAAACATTACACTGCGCTTTCCAAGACCAGATACAACCATTGCAGTTGACCAAGTTCAAATGCAAACACAAAACGGAAATTCAATCTTCATTGAAGGTATTCCTCCATATTCTGGCCAACAAGGCGATTTAACAACGGGACCTGTAGCTGAGTATGGTAACGTATACGTACCACCGGTGCCACCACCTCCGCCAGCGGTAGGTAATCCTCCAAGTGTATTAGGCGTATTACCAAACATTGGAACTAGCGCAGGTGGGACAATTGTAACAATTCAAGGCATTGATTTTACCTATGCCACAAACGTGTCATTTAATCACGTACAAGTATCAAGCGTTATTGTATTAGATGATAGAAACATTGTAGTAACGACTCCACCGGGAATCGTTGGGCCTGCGGAAGTAGAAGTTGTTTCTCCGTACGGAATCGGCACCGGTGTGGGTATATTTACATACGTTTAAATTAAAGAAGAATAGTACATGGATCAACCAATATCCCAACTACCGGTCGCCAATGTCTTAACAGGCAATGAGGTTACGGTAGTTGTACAACAGGGTGTAACAAAACAAACGCAAGTGTCTACACTTGCGAATGCTATTTCACCGGGTAAATTGGTTACCAATGTTCAACTATCAGGTAGCAACTTAGTATTTAATTATAGCGACGGCACTAGCTCGACACTAGGACCTGTAACAGCATCTGTTACAATTGGTACAACAACGACATTGCCAGCCGGATCTTCTGCCACGGTAACAAACTCTGGCGACATCCACAACGCTATCTTTAACTTTGGCATTCCACAGGGCGCCCCCGGATCTGCCGGACCTACTGGACCTACGGGACCCACGGGGCCACAAGGACCAAAAGGCGACACCGGAACCGCAGCAACGATTGCAATCGGTGTAACAAACACAGGATCCCCTGGATCATCTGCATCAGTAACAAATTCTGGCACATCTAGTGCCGCAGTATTTAATTTTACCGTTCCAGCGGGCGCAACAGGAGCTACCGGCGCCACCGGCGCCACAGGACCTGCGGGCCCGGGAGTTCCAGCTGGCGGTAACACAAACCAAGTGTTAGCTAAGATCAACGGCACAGATTACCAAACACAGTGGGTATCAATTGCCGGATCTGGTACAGTAACAAGTGTAAATGCCTCAGGCGGAACAACAGGATTAACGTTCACTGGCGGTCCAATTACAGGATCTGGCACGCTTACACTAAGCGGCACATTGGGTGTTGCCAATGGCGGTACGGGCGCAACAACACTGACAGGGTACTTAATTGGTAATGGTACAGGTGCATTTACAGCATCAACCACCATCCCAACAACCGCGTTAAGTGGCACAATCAGCAACGCTCAATTAGCTAATAGCGCAATTACAATCAATGGTAACTCTGTGTCATTGGGAGGATCAACGACTGTAACAGCAAGCACAACGAGTTCATTGACAATCGGTACTGGATTATCTGGTACCAGCTTCAATGGATCAACACCTGTAACTATTGCAATTGATAGTACAGTTGCCACACTAACAGGTATCCAAACACTCACTAATAAGACAATTAGTGGTACTAATAACACATTGTCAAATATTGGCAACAGCTCGTTAACTAATAGTTCAGTAACCATTGGCTCAACAAACTTATCATTGGGCAGCACATTAACTACGTTTGCTGGTACATCTATTAGTGGTTCTACTAATACACTAACAAACATTCCTAATAGCGCACTAACTAATAGCTCTATCACAATTAATGGGAATGCAGTAAGCCTTGGTGGATCAACAACAGTTACAGCAAGCACCACCAATACACTGACCATTGGTACGGGGTTATCTGGCACAAGCTTTAATGGTTCTGCACCTGTGACAATCGCACTAGCTAACAGCGGAGTTACAACAGGAACTTATGGCTCATCAGCAGTCATCCCTGTGATCACAGTAAACGCACAAGGTCAGATCACAAGTATCTCAACCCAAGCAACCAATGCACCAGCATTCCAATCTACATGGAACGCAACAACTAACTCACCAACACTAACTTCAAGTGTTGGTACGCAAGGAAATTATTATGTAGTTTCTGTTGCAGGTAACACCACATTAAATGGTGTATCTGGATGGAACGTTGGCGATTGGGCAATTTTTCAAAATGGCGTTTGGGACAAGATTCCAGGATCAACGACTGAGTCATTTACCAATTTAATTACCACTAACTTACAAGTTGGTGGATTGACTGGATACATGTATGCCAATAATACAACGGGTAATGTATCAGCATCAACAACAATCCCAACAACTGCGTTAAGTGGCACAATAACAAATGCGCAGTTAGCAAATAGTTCAGTTACCATTGGGTCAAGCGTATTATCACTTGGTGGCACACTATCAACATTAGCTGGTGTCACAATTAGTGGAGCCACAAATACACTGACTAATATTGGTAACAGCTCACTAACAAATAGTGCCGTGACAATTAATGGCTCGTCAGTGAGCTTGGGTGGTTCTGTGACAGTCACTGCGACTGCCACTAACGCATTAACCATTGGGACAGGATTAAGTGGTACAAGTTATAATGGCTCAACAGCAGTCACTATTGCCAATACTGGAGTGCTATCATTTAGTGCAGGTACAACTGGATTAACGCCAAGTACTGCAACCACAGGTGCAGTAACATTAGGCGGCACTTTAAATGTTGGTAATGGTGGTATAGGCGTTGCAACATTAAGTGGAATTGCCTATGGCAATGGAACATCAGCATTTACTTCGGCAACTGCTGCTCAAGTGGTCAGTGTAATTGGCTCAACCGCAGTAACAAATTCAACAAACGCTGCAAACGTAGCAGTAACAACTGGCGCAGCAACAACAAATTACATTAGTTTTCATACAGCAACAACAGGCAATTTACCAGTTTTAACCGATACTAATCTGACATATAATGCATCAACACATGCATTAACAAGCGGTATTAGTGGTGGTACTTTCTAGAGGATAAAATTATGTCGCAATCAGGCTATACCCCAATTCTAATTTACTCAAGCGCAACGACTACTAACGTACCGTTAGCTGCTAACCTATCACAAGGCGAATTGGCAATCAACACAGCTGATGGCAAGCTATTCTATAAAGACAGTGGTGGTACTGTTCAAGTAATTGCTACTAAAGCAGGTGCTTTAGGTACAGTTACATCAGTAAGTGGAACAGGAACTGTAAATGGACTAACTCTTACAGGGACAGTAACTACTTCAGGAAGTTTAACTTTAGGTGGAACTTTAGATTTATCTAGTCCTCCTGCAATTGGCGGCACTGCTGCCGCTGCTGGTTCGTTTACTGCGTTGTCATACACAACTACCTTGACAGGCGGAACTGGTATTGTTAATTTAGGTTCTGGTCAATTTTATAAAGATGCAAGCGGTAACGTAATGATTGGAACAACAACTCCAAGACAATCACTTACTGTAGCACAAAACAATTCTGTTGGAATGGGAGTTGAAATTAGTAATTTAAGTACAAGTTCAGTTACTACTAAATTTGCTGGGGTTTATTTTTCGGGATTTGATACAGTAGGAACATATAAACCGACTGCACTAATAGCAAGCAATCCTGATGATATAAATTATGTAAATAGTAACTTTACTATTTCAACAAGAATTGCCAATACACTAGCAGAACGTATGCGTATTGATTCTAGTGGTAACGTAGGTATTGGTACAAGTAGTCCTAGCACTTATGGTAAATTAGCTATTGTTCAAGAAGGTAACAATGCCGCATTTATTGGAACATCAACAACATTAACAAATTATATTTCTGCTGATATTGCATATATCTGTGCAGCTCCTACTATTGGTTCTTCTGCAACAAGTAAAAACATTGTGTTTCAAACTGGTTCTAGTGGTCTTGGCACAGAACGTATGCGTATTGATGCTAGTGGTAATGTGTTGATTGGAACTACAGCTCAATTACTTACCGAAAAGATGGCTGTAAAAAGCACATCTACTTACGTAGCAACATTTCAAAATGTAACAAATACAAGTGGATATAGTGGTATTTATTCAAGCATAGGTTCAGCAGGTAATAATACAAGTACATTTCATTTTCAAGGAAATACAAATGCTGTTGGTAATTGGTATTTATATGGCAATGGAACAATGTCTTATTCATCTGACCAAAGATTAAAAAAGAATATTGAAACTACTCGTGATGGGTATATTGATGACTTATGCAAATTAAGAGTTGTTAAATACAATTGGAAAAATGACGAAGAAGGAAAGCCAAAGGAGCTTGGTTTAATAGCTCAAGAAGTAGAACAGGTATTTCCTAATTTGGTGCAAGATGATATTGGTAAAATTAGTGAAGATGATGATACAGTTTATAAACAACTTAAATCAAGCGTTTTACCATATATGCTTTTAAAAGCTATCCAAGAACTTAAAGCTATCGTAGACACACAAGCAGAACAAATCAAAGCATTACAAGGAGCTAAATAATGGCAACAACATTAGCATGGACTATTGATTCACTTTCAACATCTACAGAAGTCATTAATGGTTATAGTGAAGTGGTATTAACAGCCGCTTGGCGTTGCACAGGTACAGATGGCGATTATTCAGCATCTAACTATGGCTCTGTAGGACTTACTCAACCTGCGCCCAATGACCCTAATTTCATTCCTTTTGCTCAATTAACACAAGATGAAGTTTTAGGCTGGGTGTGGGAAACAGTTAATAAGGATGAAACAGAAGCATCTGTTACTGCTCAAGTAAATAATCTAGTCAATCCACCAGTAATTACACCACCACTTCCGTGGGCAAAATAATCACACAAATTTAATTTTGGCAGACACTAAAAAGTGTAGTATACTATAGATTTACCAACCTAGGAGATAATCGTATGATTATCGAGAAGATACTCCCTCAAGGGCTTGAGGATGAGGTGCGTAGAATAGTTATGCACCCTGGGCTTCCATGGCAGTGGAATGCTGAAAATATTATTCTGACCACACCGGATGATTATGTGTCACAAATGACGCATGTATTTTTCTACGGAGGGGCCGTTAGAAGCCGGTATTTTGCATTAGTAAATAGTATAGTAGGCTATTTCTTAGAAAAAACTAAGTTCAAATTAAAACGGATTGTTAGGATCAAAGCCAATTTGATTCACAACTTGGTTCATAATGAACAGTCTTTAATTAATATGAACCACACAGATCTAGAGTCCCATGCTGAAGGGAACTACATTTCAATAGTGTACTATGTAGATACTTCAGATGGTGATACAGTAATATACGAAGAAGATAGAGAAACTGTTAAGCTAACAGTTCCCCCAATCAAAGGCAATTGCGTTTGGTTTGATGCCAAGAATGTTTGGCATAGGTCTAACATTCCGACCCACCACAAAAGACGCGTTGTTATTAATTTTGTATTGGAGGTCGAATGAATCGCTTAGTAATCACAACAGAAAAGAACGATTTTGTCATTTTTGATACGGAAACAAAATCCGTAGTATTTAGAAAAGATGAAACCGAAGCATTACATTGCCATCATTTAGCTGACCAACACCGGCATCCATTTAGGCCCTTTGGTATTGCTGAAGACGAAAAAAGCATTTACATTGCATCTAATGATAAATTAGGTCAGTTCAATAAAGCAACATACGAATTTGAACAAATAGTCGATATACCATTATGGCTTAACACTCACCAAGTAATTAAAGATGGCAATACGCTATATGTTTGTAACACTGCTATTGATACCATTGGGATTTATAATTTAGAGTCCGGCGAAAATAAACAACTGAGTTTAAATTACATGTCAGTTGTTGAGCAAGTGCTAACGCCAAGGAATGCGGAAGAGTTAGACTCAAGACATATCAACTGTATTTATGATGCCGGCGATAAGATATATTTTATCAGACATAACCGAGATATTATTGACTCAGATTTCGGATACTTCGATAAAGCCACTTTAGAGCCCCGTATACTCGTTTCTGCAGGTCGAAGCTGTCATGGTATTAAAATAATAAATAACGAGCTAATAAGCCTGTCTACGGGAGCCGGCGAATTGATTAGCATCAATTTAAGCTCGTTACGTGTCACTAAAGTTCCTCTAGTTGATCCAAATTCAACATTTTTACGAGGATTAGATTATTTCAATGGTAAATTTTATATTGGAGGATCTATCAACTTTAAAAAGACATTAGAAATTGAACCTTCCTGTTATTTGTTTATTCTAGATACATCAACAGGCTCAATTGAAAAAATAGAACTTGAAGATCACAAGTTAATTAACGATTTAAAATTTATTACATAGGGCTTTAAAAATGGATAGTCAAACAGTCATCAACGCAATTGGCGGCATATTAGCAATTATCATCGGTTGGTTGGGTCGTGAATTGTGGGACGCAGTTCAGAAACTTAAATCAGACATGAAAGATCTAGAAATCAATCTACCAACCAACTATGTACGTAAAGACGACATGGAAGCTAGATTTGATAAATTGGAAGCTATGCTAAATAAACTGTTTGACCGACTAGATAGTAAGGCAGATAAACAATGACCAACTCCCGCAGCCTTTCAGATCTAAATCCTAAAGTTGCTGCAATGTGCAGTGAGTTCATTAATCGGTGCAAAGATCAAGGCATCGACATCATCATCACATCGACCTACAGAGATTCAGAATCACAAAATGCTCTGTATGCGCAAGGTCGCACAACGCCAGGTAAGATTGTTACCAATGCCAAAGGTGGACAATCATTCCACAATTGGAAAGTGGCATTTGACTTCTGCCCAATTGTTAACGGCAAACCTCAGTGGGCTGACACAGCGCTCTTTACTAAGTGCGGCGAGATCGCCGAGAGCATTGGCTTAGAGTGGGCCGGACGCTGGGTAAAATTTAAAGAGCTCGCGCATTGCCAGCACACCAATGGTTTATCATTACACGATTTTCAAGAGGGTAAAACATTATGATTAAGTTTTTTCATGATATCTTTACAGAGCCAAACAATCAAACATTTTGTATTATTAAATCAATGGCAGGCATTGGTACATTGTCGTTCATTGGGCTAGGTGTTACGCATGTGATCATGAACCATACCATTGATTTTATGGGCTTTGGTACAGGGTTAGCAGCCATCATGGGTGCAGCCGGCGCTGGAACACATTGGAAAAAGGATACACCAATTGACTCTCCTTCTGCTTAAATACTGGAAACAAATAGCTGTAGTATTTACCCTACTAGGTATATTATTGTTCGCACACCATGCAGGGTATAATTCAGGCAAAAAAGAAATTCAAGCGGCATGGGATGCGCAAAAGTTAGTTGACTTAAAAGCCGCAGCCCAAGCTGAAGCCAAAACAACTTCGATTGTAGTTAAATCAGAAACGGAAACACAACATGCTAATGACTTATTTAAAAATGAAGTGGATCGCTTTAAAGGTTTTTATAATCTCAGTAATATTGCTAATATTACCGGGATGCGCAAGCCAACCCTTGGAAAAACCAATAGCAGTCCAGTGTCCCAGCTTTCCAGTGATTCCGGACAGCCTCAAACAGCCAGCGCCGACACAGTACCTCGTGCCGACTACGAAAAACTAGCAAACGATTGCCTAGCTACAACAATCCAGCTTAACAACGCCCAAGAGTGGGCTGCCGAACAAGCTAAAATCTACGGCAATTAGGGGCGTTAAGACGCCCTTTTTTGCATTAGTATACTTAAGAGCCCGATCAGCTCATTTAACAAATAACCTCGAGGAAAGAATTATGGAAGGCTTTAAAACAATGGTTCGTATGAAGACAGGCGGCAGCGTGTCTAAGGCAGTTGAAGAAGCTAAGATGTGCTCTGGCGGTAAAGCCAAGTACAAAGCTGGTGGAAAAGTACATGATGATGAAGCACAAGACAAAGCACTCATCAAAAAAGAATTAAGCAAATTCGCTAAAGAAGAAGACAAAGGCGAGAAGGCAGAACTTAAATTAAAAACTGGCGGCCGCGCTAAAAAGGCAAAAGGCACAGTTAAGAAATTCAAAGCTGGCGGCGCTATTGAATTGAAGAAGACCGCTGGCGATAAAGACACCATCAAAAAAGTCAAAGCAACTGGCGCTAAAAAAGCAGACACCCCATCTAAGGCAGCTGCTAAACCGGCGTTCAAAGGTTCTGATGTAGCTAAAGAAAAAAGCAAACCAGCTGGTGATAAAGACGCAACTAAGAAAGTTAAAGCAGCTCCTAAAAAGGCCGCAGCCCCATCTAAAGGTGAAGCTAAGGTTTCTGACGTAGAAAACTTTGCAGAAGGCGGTATGGCTGGTTACGGCCGTGGTGGATCAATTGGTGCAGAAAGTCCAATCCCTCCATCAATTGCAGCCCAGTTAATGCAAGCTCAAAACGGAGCAGCATTGCGCGGACCTACACCATCTCCAATGGGTACGCCTGCGGTTCCTGGTGACAACCCAGTGATGGGTGGCGGAGGACTACCTCAACGTCAAGCAGGCTCTATAGCACAACCTCAACCTAATGATATTTCACAAATGTTAGGTCGACCAGTAAATGAAGCGGGAGCCACACAACAACCTTCATTCAATGCGTATCAAAACTTCCGCCGTGCTAATCCAAATGCAAAACCTGGAATGAATCCTCAACAAATTGAACAATTGTTACAATCCCCAGCATTCCAACGTAGCAATCAGAACTTCACGGATCGCTAACATGCCGGTAAAATCGAAAGCGCAACAGAAAGCAATGTACGCGGCAGCCGAGGGTGAAAGCACCCTTGGCATCCCTAAAAAAGTGGGTAAGGAATTTACTAAAGGGCCTGCGCCTAAAAACCTACCAAAAAAAGTATCTAAGAAGAAATAATGGCATACTCAGGCACATACGATCAAACCAAGATAACGGTTGATCAAATAATCTCTTACGCATATCGTGACGCTGGTAAACAGGCAGAAGAGATTACGCCTGAGTATTCAAACGCCGGCAAACAAGCGCTATTCTATATTCTACAAAATTCTGTTAACCGCGGTATTAATATTTGGTTGCAAAAGATTGAAGTGTTGGGACCTAAAGCATTCCAGCAATTTATGTCTATGCCAAAGAATACTGTAGATGTATTAGAAGCCAATTGGATCTATGTACAGAATCCTGCGATTGCTACGGCATTGCCTTATGATAATCCAAACTCACCAGGGTTATTTGATCAGTCTGCTAACTTTAGTTTAACGTTACATGCAACATCTACGTTAGCTGAAAACTATTTTGGTGCCCAGTACCAACAGCAAACTCGATTGTTTTATGTTGGGTTCAATGCATATTCACCAAATGGTCTGACTACATACAACCTTGATTTAGAAGTTAGTAACGACGGTATAAACTGGACGGTATGGCAGTCTCTTGATGAAGTGACATTGGCCGATGAAGAGTGGTCTTATACTACTATTACATCAACTCAACCATTCTACTACTATCGTTTAAAGAACAGAGACACAGCCAATACGTTCTCTATTCGTGCAATCCAATTTGCTCAAAGCCAGCAAGTTATTCCACTTGCTCGACTAAACCGCACAGACTACTTTAGCTTACCAAACAAACAGTTCCCTGGTAATCGTGCGCTTCAGTACTGGTTTAATCGTCAAATTGATCCTGAGATTTATTTCTGGCCTGTGCCAAATAATAACTATCAGATGTTCCAATTTATTTTGGAACTACAACCTCAAGACGTTGGCAGTTTGACTAACGAGCTCTATTTGCCTGATCGTTGGGTACCTTATATCCAAGCTGAATTATCACACAAATTGGCGCTTCAATTGCCTAATGTGGATATGGCTCGAGTAGCTTACTTAAAACAAGAAGCGATGCAGTTACGTCAAGAAGCCGAAGAGGAGGATAGAGACAAATCTCCAATTTACTTCCAACCTAACGTGAGGCCGTACACGATTTAATAATGAAAAATTGTATGGAAATAAATAAATGACCGGTTCAGCAGTAATGACATATGATAATCTTGTCGCCAATATTATCAACTATACAGAACGTGACGATGACCAGTTCGAAGCTACGATTCCAACGATTATCGCTTTAACAGAAGCGAGCATTGCCGCTGAGTTAAAAACTTATTTGCAGTTGCAAGTTGTGGAATCTACCCTACTTCAAAACCAAACAGTTTTGGAGAAGCCTGCAAGATGGCGTAAAACGGTATCTATGAAAATAAATGGTCAGCCTGTGTTATTGCGCAGTCAAGACTATGTGGCACAGTACTTATCAGAGTCCACATCAGGCAAGCCTGTGATGTATGCTGAGTATGATTTTTCCCATTGGAATTTTGCACCAGCGCCTGATCAAGATTACCCTGTTGAAATTCAATACTTTAGTGAAATTCAACCATTGGATTCAACAAACCAACAAAACCTATTTACGGCTAACTGTCCACAATTAATGCTTTACGGTGCCATGTATAATGCTATGGTATATTTAAAAGCAGAAGACAAAATACCGGTTTGGCAAAGCTACTACCAAGAAGCTTTATCAGCACTTAAAAAAGAAGACAATTCTCGTCGTATAGATCGCAATACGAGCATACAGGAACCATAATAGATGACCACATTTACAAGCCCATTCACAGGAAATGTCATAGACCCAACGGACGTATCCTATTATGCTCTGAACTTCTCAGAAAATACTCAGCTATATTGGCCTTCTGTTGTTAATCCAACACAGGTTCCTGCAGCCCGTATTATGGATTGTACTACGTCTGTTGCTAGTCTTCAAATATTATTGCCACAAGCAAATCAAGGATCCGTTGGCTCTGATATTTTAATCAGAAACAAAGGCTCTGTAGCATTTACTGTTGTAGACTTTGATGGAAACGAAAGCGTTGTTGTCAATCCAGGTGTGTCTAAATATCTATATTTATCAGACAACACGACCACAGGCGGTGTTTGGCAAAACGTTACGTTTGGCACTGGCACGTCTGCAGCAGATGCGGCAACACTTCAAGGCCCTGGGTTAACTACACTTTTTGGTAAGTTGGCAGTTACTTCTAATATTGTAGAAGTATCATCTGTTCCAAACCTTACAGACGCAAGCCGAGCAAATAGTTATGTGTGGACTAGCGGTGGTGGCACTTTCACGTTACCTAATGCTGCATCTCTATCAGACGGGTGGTGGATAGGATTCCGCAATGGCGGCACAGGTACGCTAACCATTGCAGCAAATAGCCCGGCCGCGATCAATGGTTTGACAAGCATTAATATCAACCCAAACAACTCAGGGTTTATTTACTTTGAAAAAGCAACGGGTATGTATTACACTTTTGGCTTTGCTGCCGAAGTAAACCCAACGTTCTCATCAGCTACGTATGATGTGGACAGCATCCCTGGAAGCTCATTTAGCTTAGTTCAGTTCGCCCCAAACATTCAAGATTATGTGGCCCTATCAGGCACTCGAACAACTAACTTAAATGTTACATTACCTGCTGTTACTCAGCTATATGGTTTTATTAATGATACAACCTCTGGCGCATATAATATAACATTTACCATCTCTGGCGGTGTCAATACTATTTCCTTGGCAGCAGGCCAAGTAGCTGTTGTAGTAGCCAATGGTCCACTATTATATGTGATCTCACAGACCACCACCAACATTTTCTATGGTCAAAATGGATCAGCCTCTGTACCAACGTTTTCATTTACTAATGACCATGCAACGGGGATGTACTTAGTTGGTACAAGTATTTTAGGATTGACTGCTAATTCAACAGAACTATTGAATTTAGATAATTCAAATACTATGTCTCCTCAAGTATCTACAGTTGCAACTTTTAATGCAACCGGCGGAATTCCTGGCGGAACATTCTAAATGGCGCAAGATACCCAATCACAATACGACCAAATCTATACCCTCGGGTTAGAAGCTGGGATCAAACGCGACGGAACACAGTTTGAATCCAGAGAATGTAGTGACGGCACTTGGTGCCGTTTTCAACGTGGCGTCCCTAAAAAAATAGGTGGTTACCAACAGATATTTTCCACATTTAACGGTATCCCTCGCGGCATGGTGATGAACTCCTACGATGGGGTAAACTATGTATTTGCGGGCAACCAAAATGGCTTGGATGTTTTTGCAACAGGTCAATCCTTTGGGTTAGGTTCTGGCCCTTACCAAGCACAATTGTTAGCTGGGTATTCTAAATTCACACTAGCCTCCCATACTACCAATACATTTACTATTACGAGCGCTACTGATATCTCATCAGTATTTCCCGTAGGCACTAAGGTAACTTTTACTCAAGCTGTTAACCCAACGATATATACAGTTGCAAGTTCAGTATACAGTGCTGGGTCCTTAGTTGTCACTATCACTGGCACCATTGCAGGATCCCCAACAAGCGTTTGGTTAGCTAACACATACTTTCAACCTGATCCATCACTATTATGGCAATTTGATTATCAGTACCAACCAACGGGTGGCACATTAAATCTTATTGCGCACCCCGGATTAAATTTATACAACGTAGATAATGCCGTAAAAAGCCAAGTATACATTGGGTCTACCATACCTGATGTTAATGACGCATGGACATTTACTGGACTAGCAGACTCAGGTGGCGCTAACCCAACATACAAGCCAATTTCGGTTAGTGGCGGCGTTTGCGTATTGCACCCATTTATTTTTGTGTATGGTGACAACGGATTTATTGCTAACAACAACGTTAGTCAAATCTATGCTGATCAAGTGTTAACTGATTGGAATGGTCCCCTAGCTAACCAAGTCAACGTAGCGACAGGTAAAATTGTTAAAGGTATGCCTGTTCGCGGTGGCACTGCGTCACCATCTGGATTGTTTTGGGCAACAGATAGCTTGATTAAAGTATCATTTGTTAACAACCCACCAACGTACTGGAACTACGATATTGTTTCAAGCGAAATCTCTATCATGTCATCAAGCTCAGTAGTTGAGATGGACGGCATTTACTACTGGATGGGTGTTGACCGATTCTATGTATATAATGGCTACGTAACAGTATTACCAAATGATAAAAACGTTAACTACTTGTTTAATAATTTAAACTATACTCAACGTCAAAAAGTCTGGGCAACTAAAGTGCCAAGATACAATGAGATTTGGTTCTTCTACCCTCGCGGCAATTCAGAAGAATGTAATGACGCAATTATTTATAATGTAAAAGACAAACTTTGGTATGACGCTGGACTAGGTGAAGGTGCGCAGCGATCAAGTGGATTTACCACAGAAGTATTTCCAACACCTATTTGGGGTGACTGGAACTACAATGTGATGTTCAGTCAATCATTCCAAGTGATTGCCACTCCTGCAGGACAATCTGCTCCAACTAATAAACAAATGTACTTTAGTGGCAATGTCACTACACAATTCGCCCCTGGAAGCTACCTTGCTTTCTCAACAGACCCTGCGGATCCTAAGTATCAAATTGCCACTTCGGTGTTTGTATTTAACTCAACCATTGGCGGAGCTGGTGCTACTAAAGTAACACTAACACAAGCACTCACAGGCACGCCAGCAGTTGGTACCTATGTTTATGGAGTCTCCGGCGGCTATGGTATTTGGCAACATGAAACAGGTTTAAACAAAGTATCTACTAAGGCCGAAGAAGCCGTGTATTCAAGCTTCACCACCTGCGACTTATCTTGGGTTGGCGGAACACCATCGGCAGACTCTTCACCAGCGATTAACAGACGATTCCATTTGCGCAGAGTTGAACCAGACTTTGTTCTTGGTGGATCTTTGCAATTGACTCTCCAAGGTCGTAAATTTGCTCAGAGCCCTACTGTTACAAACGGCCCGTATATTATTGACGAGAATACAGAAAAAGTTGACCTACGTGTTGAGTATCGTCAAATGAATTTAAAGTTTGAATCAAATAGTATCGATGGCAATTACGAAATGGGTCGTATCCTACTCACTGCTGAGTTGGGAGATCAAAGACCTTAATGCAAATCAACTTTCCATATCAGCCTCAACATACCGATTGGCAAACGTTCAATGGTAATTTGATTATGCATTTTGGCCAAACGCCTATTCCTATTTCGTCAGAAGAAGAGTGGCACATCACCGCCAATAACATTATTCAAACACCTGCGCTTTCAAAATTCGGAATTGCCGGGCCTGAAGGGTTTGATAATTGGCAAGATTGGGCAGGACAATTCATCATTTCAATTAATGGACAATCACGTTATTAGGGCGTATACTAGCACTTTTATGCATTAGTATACTTAGATGATAACCTACCAAAGAGAGACGTACCAGGTATTATTGGATGAAGCTTTAGATCTTTTTAGGACGCATTCTGAAGAGTCATCCGAGCGATTAGATCTCATTCCGCTTGAAGTAAACCATCAAGGTTATTTGAGATTAGAAGCTGCTAATAAGTTATTTGTATTCACAATTCGGGACGGTTCTAAATTAATAGGCTATTCCAAATGGATTGTCTCAAATCCGTTGCATTATAAAAACAGCTTAACAGTGTCATCTACAACAATTTACGTATTGCCAGAATACCGAAAAGGCTTGCTGGGATATAAATTTATTAAGTGGGCCATCGCCCAACTTAAAAAGCGCAAAATTAAAAGAATTCTAATTGGCATTAAGCCACACCATGATTTTGGTAAACTATTAGAACGACTTGGCGCTACACATTTTGAAAAAGTATACTCAATAGTATTGGAATAGATATGTCAGATTTTGTACCAGGAGTCGATGATGTAGTAGGATACGCCCTTGGCGATGTTATCCCCGGAGGCAATGTATTATATAACGCTTTGGGTTCTGATTTCGCCCCAGGGATTAACGAATCTACCGGCGGCGCCAACATGTTGGGTAATAACTTTGCCCCTGGGATTAACGAATCTACCGGCGGCGCTAACATGTTGGGTAATGGCAGCACTTGGGGATCTAATTTACTTAAAAATTTATCAGGTTCTGCATTGTCTGCAGCTCAAAAAGCCTTAAGTGGTCAGCCCACTGGCACAGGCACCGGCACGGGCACTGACACCAGCACGGGCAATGGTACAGGCTCACAGTATGCATCTTTACCTAATATCACAGGCGATGTTCTTCAAGGATCTAGCACTCCGCTATTTAATTTCAATCCATCTTTTGGCAATACTCCAATGTCAAATACAACTCAAGCTGCTCCTTCTTTTGCAGAAGGTGGTGAAGTTCCAGGGCATGAGCCACAATTTTATAGTGAAGGCGGTTTAGGTAATCGGTACGTTCAAGGCGATGGAGATGGCACATCGGATAGTGTTCCAGCTATGTTAGCCTCGGGTGAGTTTGTTATTCCTGCAGATGTGGTTTCATCTTTGGGTAATGGTAGCAGCGATAGCGGCGCTTCAATATTAGACCAATTCTTAGCAGCTATTCGCGAACACAAACAAGATCATGCACCAGATGAACTTCCCCCAGATAGCGAAGGACCTTTAGCATATTTAGAAAAAGCAAAAAATAAGGTGGATGCATAATGTCTGGTCTCAATAGTTTAGTTTCAGATTCAACAACCAAGACCACGACGCTACCATCTTGGTATTCAACAGCTCAACAAGATGCTGTTAATAGCGCAACTTCCGGTGTTAATGCGATGCCATCAATTGGAAACACCGTGGCAGGAACAGCAATTAACACATTGTCTGGCCCCAATAACCCTTTTACTCAAGGGCAAAGTACATTAAATACAATCGCAACAGGAGCTGCAAATCCTTGGCTAACTGATGCTTCTGGGAATGTTACTCCAAACACTAATACCGCAATGGGTGGATTGTTTGCTGCTCAAGATCAACAGTTACATACTTTATTACCTCAATATGAAGCGCCAGCAACGGCCGGAGCAATTTCTAGTGGTAACTTTGGATCACTTCGAGGTCAAACTGCTGCGGATACTGCTGTAACAAATGCACAAGCTAATTTAACGACACAGCAAATGCAAGAAGCTTTATCTAACCAACAAACAGGTGTGAACGCATCAACCGGATTAGGTAATGTAGGAGCTCAAGGAGTAACTGCAGAATCCACATTAGGATCTTTACAACAAGCGGATCCAACTAAACAAGCTGCCGCGTTATCAACTATTTTAGGTAATATTAAAGCTCCAGAAACAGTGTCAGAACAAGGTCAGTTATCTCCATTATCTCAACTCACTGCTATTTCTAAAGCTTTAGGTATGACCCCTGCAGGTGTTTTATCAAGTGTTGGAAATACTGCTAGTAGTATTTTAGGCCAATTATTTGGCTCTAGTGACTCATCTATTCCTGATACGGGTATTCCAGAAAGCACAACTCCAACAGTAGATAACTCAGATACATCAAATAATAATTACGGAACCGTTGATACAAATATCCCGGATTATACTGGTGCAGTATATCCGGACTATTCTACCACACCTTAAGGAAAAATAAATGGCAAGTGGATTAGATACTCTAACAAGTAATATTTTACCCGGGGAATCCGGTGGATTACCTACGGATGAGCTCTCGACTGAATCGACTCCATCTGATGGAGGATTGACCTCTGTTAAAGCACCTAGTGTAAAAGGTGGATTTGGATTTGGTAGTCCAGTTTTGGATGCAACTAATTCTGCTGAAGTTCTTAAAAATATGCAAAAATTTATTGATGAGCGTTCAAGCCCATATCATAAATTTATTAGCAATTTAGATGATGCTCGCGCAGCTGCTGTGGCCAATGTTCATGGCGAAGGAACAACTGCCGTAAATGCTAGAGAAAAGCAAAAAGAAGAAGAAGCAAAAACCATTTTTGATATGCAAAATCAAATGGCTGCACTTAAAGCAGCTCAAGCAACACAAGCTAGACAACGAGAACAGCTTCTAAGTGATTACGCTGCGGCACACCCACAAGCTGGATCCAATGTTGTAATTCCTGGATCGTCTTCGTCTCCTAATGGTATGCCTGAATCCATGTGGGAAGATTATAAACAAGCATTAAATAATAACGATTTAGCGGGTGCCGCCAAAATTAAATCGGACTGGAATAAATACACAGCTCAAGAAGGCTTTAAGGCTCGCACAGGATTTGAAAATAGCGGTCCAGGCAGAACACAGCAAACTTACACAGTTAAAACTGCTGAAGGTGTTCGTCAAGTTGATTTGGATCCTGTCCAGTGGTCAAATGTTCAAGCTACTCGTCAATTGCCTGACGGTACTCCGGTGCTTGCTGCAGGCCCTACAGCAGCGGCTCCAAAAGCTGCAGCTCCTGTAGGACCTCAAGGAATAGGATTATCCCCATCTGATATCAGAAAAGTTGAATCTGGTAATAAACCATTTGCGGTAGGTCCTAATGTACCAGGTCAAGGTTCAGCTAAAAGTTCAATGCAAGTAATGGATGCCACAAGTACAAATCCGGGTTTTGGCGTTAAGCCTGCTCAATTGACTGGGGACAAGGTACATGATGAAGCCGAACTTACTCGCGTGGGTACCGACTACTTCAATGCCTTAAAGACTAAATATGGCAATGACACTCTAGCTGCTGCAGCATATAATATGGGTCCAGGATCTACGGACGCATGGATTGCCGCTGGTGCGGATTATAAAAAATTACCACAAGAAACTAAAGATTACATTGCTAAAGTGCATTTAGCTAATGCCACTTCTGGATTAGCTAAACCGGCAACGGCAGCTCCAGCAACGGCAGCTCCAGCAACGGCAGCTCCAGCAACGGCAGCTCCAGCAACAACAACGGCCGGGGATAATGAAAAGCGTGCTCAAGCATATTGGGATACGCACCCACCACAAAATAAAGTTCAGTTTGATAAACAAAAGTCTGATATTGAAGAAGCTCGAAAAGCTGATGTTTCTTTAGCATCAGAAAAAGAAAAAGAACGCACAAAAGCTAAATTACAAGGAACTATTACTGAAAATCAAGCTTCAGGCAAAGCTGCCGCTAAAATGCAAGATTTAGCTGCCCATGCCGATGACGTCATTGGGGCTGCATCTCGAGTAGCCGAACATGCCAAAGTTCATCCTGAAGAATTTGCTTGGACTCAACAACCGGGACTTAAAGGTGCAGGTCTTTCTATGATTGGAGCTATAAGCCCTACAGTAGAACATGGTGTTGAAAATGTGTTACAAACCGTGAATCCTAACAAAGATGAACAAGGTCTAACTAAAGCTGATCGCCGTAACCAAACAAATACGGACGCCGGTAAATTAGGTTTTGCTGCAGCTTCTGAACTGTTTGCTGGATCTGGTGCCAGATTGGGTGTTGGTCTTGAGCAGATGGTTGCTAAATCTAAAGGCGTTGGTACAGAACATTCAGCGTCCACTAATGTGATGAATGCATCATTAATTAAAATGGCAGCTCAAAAAGCTAAAGATTTGGCTCCAGCTTGGACTGAATATAAAAACTCTAAACCTGCCGGTGAGGCGGATTATTATACGTTTTTACAAACAGACCCCAAGGCTAAATTTATTGAAACTAAATGGGATCCCGCATTTAAACAATGGGTTGACACCGCTAAGAAAGAAGCTCCTGATTATTATAAACAATTAGTTAGTGGGTCTTCTAAACCAGATATCAAATCGTTTTATAAAAAGAAATAGGATTTAACATCCATGGGTGAATTTGACATTCAAGCTGCAAGAAATGCTGGGCTTTCTGATGAGGAAATCGCAGGAGAGTTAGCTAAGCATCATAATTACGATTTAAGTGCTGCGATAAATGCGGGGCATTCTTATACAGATGTAGCTAACGAATTAGCTTCTCAACCCATGCAACATCCAAGGGGGGAGTATGAGGGTGATCCTGTTGAGGCCGCCGTCATTGGCGGAGCTCTAGGAGCAACTGGATCCACTGCTAAGGGTACCGTAAAAACTGGATATGATATTATCCACCGTTTGGTTAATGGTCCTAAAAAAGTTGAAACTCCAGTTGTTGAACCTTCACCTGCAGAGGCTGCTCCTGTAGTTGAAGATCCTGCAGTTCAACCTATTGATATTCCCGCAGAACCTACAGCTGCCGAATTGGCCGGAAAAGAAAAGTGGAATGCCAAGTTGACAGGCGCTTCTGTGCCCGGATCTCAAATGGATGCGGCATCTTTAGCTAAAAATAGAGATTTAATGAAAGCCGCCCACGAAATGGGAGGCTCTTTATCTAATGAAGGTATTTTATTAGGGCCTAAAGATACTCACGCAAATAGAGTTGCTGAAGATGCTCTTAAACGAGCCAGGCAAGCTCGTGTTGAATCGGCTCTTAAAGATGCGCATTTAGCTGAAGAAGCTCGTATGTCAGCTAAATTAAAAGCAGAACAAGCAGCTCGAGCAGCTCAAGCAGCTCAAGAAGCTTCTATTCCAGGGCGAGCCAAAGCCGTTTTAACAGGAGCTCAAAAAGTTGCTAAACCTGTTACCAATGTAATTTCAAAAATTGGATCCATCCCACTGCTTGGCCCAACCTTGGCTACTGCGGGTACTTTAGGTGAAGCTCAAGATGCATACAATCGAGCCCAACATGGAGATTATGGTAGATCTTTAATCAGTGGATTAGGGGCCATTGGATCTGCAGCTTCTGCTTTAGCACCCACACCGGCTACTAAGGGTATTGGCGGTGCGGCATCAATTGCCGCTCCAGCAATTAATGCTTTGATTGATAAATACTATGGTCGTGAAGGATATGCTGACGGCGGCCCTGTATTATCATATCCAATGGGTGGCGGACTGAATTACACAATGCCGGGGTTTGCTGAAGGTGGTGGCCTCGCGCAACCAAAAAAGTTTGCAGATGGTAAATCAACAGGATCTCCATCCACATTAGATAGAATAAACTCTTTAGCTAAAAAATATCTGCCACAAGATTTAATAATCACCGGAAATGAATATCACAATTGGTTGGATTCCGTGGCAACTCCTAAAAAATCCAGAATTTCTTCCTATGGTAAGCTCCTTCCAGAGTATTCTCCCGAAATTCCGTATCCTATGTCGAAATATGGAACCAATTTGACTTCTATGCCTGGAAATTATCTACCTATCTATGGTAGTAAAGTTTCTGTGGGTAATCCATTAAATTTTTATAGCCATGATCCAGTGGCGGGAGACACAGATTCTTCGGGAAATATTACTATAAGTAGACCTGTAACTTCTAAAACTGGAGATCCAATTGGAACTTTAATTCATGAAGCTCAACATGGAAGAGATATTTTATCTAAATATAAGGCTGATGATTATAGCAAACTTGTTAATAAAGATCAGTTACAAAAACAAGATGATTTAATTTCTAGCTCAGTTAGTTCTAAACTTAATGAGTTAGCTGCAGATACTAGGTACTCAGATCCATATTTATTAAAAGCTTTCACAGGACAATCAGAATCTCCGGAAGTTATTGCTCAACTTAAAGAGTATGAGGCTAGACTTCCCGCCGGTATGACTATGTTCCAAAGCCCTTTAGGTAAGGATTTATTTAAAGACAACGCATCTAAGACTTGGTATTTAACTCATACTACGGATAGTATGAGCTCCCCAAATTTTCAAGAATAACTACTTCCGGTAACGATCTCCCACCCAGCCCTCTGCGGCAAGTGGGAAGTCCGGAGCCCAACTCGGTGGTGTGGTCATGATATTGATCACATCATCAAGTGCAACATCCCTTCTCTCTTCATCCACCAATAACAACACCTCATCGTGAATACTATTGACGATGGTGTATCCCGCTTTATCTAGGCTCATCATAGAGAACGCCAAGAAGTCTCGAGCCGTCCCTTGTGTAGCACTCTGGAATATCGAGCTCCCAATCAATGGGTTGCGACTCCACTTGCGTGTGTAGGTGTTTACACTCATCACCGTCACAGCAAGCTTCTCTTGACCCCAAGGTGTCACCACCTCTTTGAGTTCTGGCGACTGCCAACAAATCAATCGACCACTAGGTAAGCGCATCCATAGGGCGCGATTGTCTGCCTTGATAATCAGCTTAGAGCCGGCATTAAATGGCGACCCTGGGTTTTGCACTGCATCAATTGCGGCGGCCTCGCACAGACTCCACAAAGCTTTGACCTTTGGATATGCGGCGCGGTAGTTATCAACCGCCTCTTGAGACTGCGCAAGAGACAATGTGACACCCATGCCTTTTGCGTAATCCACAAGTCCCTTGGATCCTTGGCCAAACATACATCCCAAAACTGCGGATTTCGCAATTTGCCGCTGATCTTTTGTCACCTCATCGTATGGGACATTAAAAAGTGCGCCCGACGCAAACATCTTGTATTCATCCAAGCCCTTTCTAAACATCTCTACTTTGTCGTTTTGGTTCGCCAGATACACACCCACTCGATTTTCGATCGAAGAAAAATCGACGTCAACGAAGGTCTGTGCATCAGGAGCTTTGATAGCACTTCTAACCAATGACGACAGTTCTCGCATGGTGCCAACTCCTTGGCCAAAGACTCTTGGGATCGCGTCCTCAATCTCGCTATCGCTAAGTGTAGGACGCGCGATATTTTGTAAATTGAGTCCACCGCGACTAGCCCAACGGCCAGTACTCGCCCCATGATAGACCAGCGTATTTCTAATTCTTCCATTTCGTTGTATCTCCAAAATTTTAGCGTATTTAGCTACGCTAGTTTGACTACCTTCTTGACGCAATTGTAAAGCTCGCTTTACTTTTTCGTTCAAGTTGGGCTCTTTTAATTTCTCTGTCACAGTTTCAGCTGTCAAGTTTTCTAACTTGGCACCATGATCGTTTAACCAATTTAATAATTTCTGTCTTTCAGACGGTTTGCATCCGGTAAATTGCAATAATTCGTCATCAAGAGCCTTTTGTGCATTTTTTACGGCGGTCACCGCATTTTCGACCTCCACAATCGACACAGGAACGCCGATCGTGTTGATCCTGTTAGTAAGGGTCCAGATCTGTTGCTCAATCGGATCTAGGTCCCTTAGCGTGCGTCCTATGGCCATCTCGGTCTTTACGTCGGTTTTACAGTACTCAAATAGCTGTTTTAAGAGCTCCGGATCATAATTAAACGCACCTTTGTGCGGTTTGCACAGTTTTTGGATGAGTTGCTTACCAATTGGATCTTTTTGATAGTCAGAATTCATCGCAGCACCTGCCTCTTCCAAACTTTGTGGAATATTATTGGCGGCAGCGATACCCATGGTGTCGATACATTGTTCTAGTTTAAGTGGTGGCCAACCATATTTTGGAACGCAGACGCAATTCCAGATGGCATACTCAAACATGGCATTCCATGCTTGGATTTTACCACCTTCGCGAACATGATCTAGCAATATGGCGAGGTGTTGGTTTTTGTGTTGGGGGTCTACTACTTGGACATCCTCTGGCGTTGTACCAAAGGCAATACAAATTACTTGAGTTGAAAAGTCATTGGCATATACATCAAGGCCACGATCTTTTAGGTCGATAATACTACGTGTTTCAAAGTCGATTGAATAAATCATTTAATGCTCCTAAGGCTAAGGGACGTATCCCTGTTGGTGGAGCGGAATATCAGAATCGAACTGATGACAGAAGTTTGGAAAACTCCGGTTTTGCCATTAAACTAATCCCGCTTGGGTGGACTACTCGCTGCATCTAGGGGTGCAATCCATTTAGAGCCTATGCACCAGCGCTCACCTTTTCTAGCATCCGCTTTCGTCCGTAAAACTATTCTGTTACCATAAATATAGGTGTTCCATCACCTAAGTAAGATCCTAACATGTTATATTCAAACCAGTCAACAGCTTCTTCATTAGTCATTCCCTGATCTTCCATTAGGGATTGCAAAACTAAATGCGTGTCGTAGATTACTTTACTGCCATCATAAGTCATACCTACTATACATTTGTCGTAATATTCACGAGGCTCCATAAGTAAAGCCTCTGGATCTAAACTATCAAGACTCATAATCTTTCTCCGCGTTTGAGTAGATGGCGTCTAGATCATACCCCACGTTTCCATTTTGACCAACTATTTCCTGTCTTTTTTCGTCGGCCTCTGACCAAAGTTCCACAGGTTGATCGGTGGCAGGTTGAGGCTGTACCACTTTATTTTTACGGAAGATTCTGTCGAAGTTGTCTCCGTACTCTTTGCTATTGGTTCTGGATTGTATTGCATCTCCGGTAATGTCATTTTTTGCTACCATGTTAATCTCCTAAAGTTAAAAAAAGGAGCACCGGATCACCGATGCCCCTCTCCCTTCACCACCACGTGAAAACTACTTAGCTACCGCCTTACGTTTTGGGGTGGCTACTCCTTCAATCGGTACCTCAACTACATTATCTTTCAAAGACTCCAGTTTAATAATTAAATCTTTAGCTAGTGTATATACTGCCACTTGCTGAGGCGTATATAAATTAATGTGGACTTCTAAATTTTCAATAGCTAATTTAATTTCATTTTGAAGTGCTTGAATCTTATTATTGATCATCGGATTCTCCGTAAGTTTTTAAAACCCAATTAGCAAAAGCGAGAAGTTCTGCCACATTTGCACTAGATTTCATAGTATTTGCTAATTGGGAAATTACTTGAATATTATCTTTTGTATATCCTTTAGAACTATCTATCCTATCAAGAGAAGGTGAATTTCTATATGCTCCCGATTTTCCGGAATTCATATTAAGTTGAATTCCTAATATGGGGCACACATTTGGGATTTTAATATCTTCTAAATCAATATCGAATTCTCTCCCAGATTTAATACATCTTTGTTTTGCTCTTTGATGCATTTTATATTCTGGTGTCATAGACTTTACTCTATCACTATTACAAGATTTACAAAGGGTCATTGCACTTGATTTTTCAAAAATTAAATGGCACTTTGTGCATTCTCTATGAGTTTTGGATATTAAAAACCCTTCTCTATTTTTAGTTAGATTTTCCATATTATCTAATTGGACACGCTCCACCAGCACACTCATCATCATTACTTAAATCTAAAGCTTGTTCAATTTTAGTAATCAATGATGTATTCGCAATAAGCTCATCATATACTTCTTTTGTAATTTCTTCAATAGGTGCTTGATGAAATCCATGGTCTGAATGAAGTAGGAAGCTCAAAGATTTATGCCCATTTTTGTAATTCTTTTTCAAATACTCTCGAATTTCTGGTAACTCTTCTTTTCGGTAGTATACGGTACAAGATACTGAATTATCAGACCAATCTTCTTGAAGTCGTTTAACTTCTTTTAGTTGATCAATGGCAGACATTTCAGCCGCCAACTTAGTGCCCTCAGGATAACTAAAAGGAAACTCCACTACCATAGTTGAATGATCTTCGGTACCATCAAAATTGCGTTGTGGTTCTACTTTATATCCATGTAACTTGCATGTTTCAATCAATGGATGTCCTGTTGCAATTCGAACACGGCGAATCATATATTGAGCATATGCAGGGTGGACGCCAGAGGTCACTCCTGGAAGCAATGATAATGTACCACTTGGCTTACAAGTTGTTAATTTTACAGAAGGATTGAATCCATGTATTTCACTATAAGATTTATCAAACTCTCGTAATTTAACATAGGCATCTGCTAACCAACTTCTTTGCTCTTCACTTGCTTGTAATACGCCTGTCACTCCCAAACCCATACGTTGTTGTTTATGCACAATGGCTTCGGTTTCTTTGTTATGACATGGTAAATTTAAAGAGTGTTTGTTTACACGATATAGTAAATTGGCCATATCATCAAATTCTTCTTTATTTTGAATATTAGGCAAATAGATTTCAGCTAAACAGCATGTTTCATATGGAGCTAAAGACTGTTCGGCGCAAGGATTATATGCCTGTACCAAAGGATCTGGGTATTCTGTTTCTCCAAGGCGTCCTACTTTACGAGACAACCTTAAATTGATAAGGCCGTAAGGTTCGCCTTTGCCTTCATACCCATCCCAAAAGTATTCATGCAAATCTGAAATGTCGTTACAAATGACACTGTTGTTTGACATTGCTCTCCAACTTGGAATATTGCCCATATCCCAACGTTTGGCTAATAGGTATTCTACATCATCTGGATCACCAATTGCGATTTGAGCAGACCGGCGAACATTGCCCGCAACCACTACTGAACCAATGATATTCATAATATCTAACGCATCAATAGGGCGAATTTTCTTACCTAAGCGTTTAGATAAAATGGCGCTGATTTGATCAATGCCTCGAACCAAATCTTCTGGGCCACTAGCAACCCCGCCAAAGCCTTTAATAAGCGCACCTTTAGATCGGATTAATTGTGTGCTATAGGTGAATGTATTTGCCTCTTCTGATAAAAAAGCGGCTTTTAACGTTTTACCCAATAGCTTAACCCAACCTTCACGAGTATCTGGCACAATGAAATCTGCATCAGCATGGTCTACTCGAGTTGGTGCGATAAAGTTTGCATTAACCGGCGGTAATTTATCAACATTCTTTTTCTCAATGTTATATCCAACACCAGAACCTAACATCAACATGTCAAAAGCCCAAGTAAACGGGCGCACTGGGTGATCTACAACTGTTGCAGCACAATTTTGTAATGATGCTAATCCTAATTTATTAACTGTATCTGTGCCTAGTTGCCATAAAAAACGGCCAGCAACAGTACCTTTTAATTCAAGCATATAGTTACGAAGTCGGTTAGCTTCTTCTTCTGTAAATCCACAATTTAATTGAGTTTCACAAGCTTTAATAATTCGATCTACTGTTTGATCGAACTCTTCTGTGTTGCTATCTGGATTTGATTCTTCTAATCTACGAGCATACGTTCTTTTATATACTAAATATCCAATGGTGGACCATGGGGTGTTAGCCATTTTTATTATCCTTGTTTAATAGTTCATCTGCAATTAATTTAGAATGCAATTCAGCATCCTGTTCAATCACTATATAATTCCAATTACTTGGTGGTGTGAATTTATCATTGGTATCTTCATACCGGCCTTCGCGAATTGTATCAACCCAAACAATATACTGAGGTAAGAAGATTGCCCTAAGTAGTGGTGTTGGGCATACAAAATCGCATACTACAAAATCTACATTTGAGTCTTTAGCTAACTTGTTCATGCGGTGAGCTTGGCGCATACGACCTGAATCTGAGAAGTCCCAATCATCATTGTCTTTGCGCACTTGATCTGCATTAAACCACTTAACTGTCTTACCCGCTTCTAATAACTCGTTTACTAAGGCTTTCGCAAGGGTTGTTTTACCTGCCCCCGGCAATCCCATAATGAGTACTTTTTCCATATTTTAGGGACAAAAAGGCCGCTTATTAGGCGGCCTCTTCCAGTTAGTTAAATTGCGAAGTCTTGAGCTGCTGATGTACCACCGCCTAAGCGTTCACCGTCTGCAACCTTCATTACGTTATTTAACCCACAAGCAATACCTTTCGATCCACTTGCGTTATATGGGTAGAATGTTACTGAAACACGACCATAGCATCCAGAGTAAACTTCATTTGGATCTAAGATCTCGTTCATGTCAGCATCGACAACACCCGGCTTTTGAACTGAGTTGGCATTAATGAAGTATGAGTTAGCATATGCCGCGTCGTCTTTCTCTTCATCGCCATCACGCAAACCACCTTTAAGACCCTTAGGTACCGCGCCACCAAAGAATGCCGCGTTAGATGTTTTAGCTTCCTCGAAAGCTTTGTTGAATTTATCAATGGTAGCAGTATCGCTTTTAGGGATAATGATAGACACTGAATACTTTGGAGTACCGCCTTCAATAGCCGCTTGTGGTTGAAACAAGTGAGCGAATGATAGACGAACTTTACCTGAAACTACTTTCACTTTATTTGATGGTGTTGCCATTTGTATTTCCTTTTTAACGTTAGATCAAGGTCTTTAATGGGCGCCTAGATCGTCTAGCCCTTCCTACAAAAACATTATGCATCATGCAATAGCCGTAAGTCAAACAATGCTTGCTTCATTGCTAGTGCTTCTGCAAACTTTACTACATGTTGAGATTTTGTCAATATCTTTGGTTCCATCTCAACTAATAGCATCATATCATACAAAGACTCTCGCACAATATTTAAATTCTCACGCATCTCAGGTTTTTGAAATGCTTCGAAGTCAGTTCTGTAATCTTCTATCATTTCATCTGGAATGTCAAACTTAAATTCCAAAAACTCAAAGATCATTGAAAATCGTCTTTCGCTGTGTTGGTATTGGCTTTAACCAATTTAGGTTGGCCTTCAGGTCTTTGGATGAGATCACCGAGCCAAGTTACGATTTGTCCTTTGCCTGCCAGCTTTTCAAGTGACGCAATAGACTTCATCTTTGGCTTCTCCCAGATCTCGTTTTTAGGGATGCCTTTTGAGATCAGTACCTCGGAGGCAAGCATCACATCAATCACCTTACGATGTGTCACTGAGGTTGCCAATTTGTAGCCCCTTGGTGCAGTACCAGTTTCAACAGCCTTGTTTAATGCAAATTCTTCTACATCACCCACCCAGCTACGCAAGTCCTGTGCTTTATCAAGTACTTCGGCCATCTCTACGTCTGAAAGAAGAGGAGGATCCCTAAATTCCAATTTAGCTAAAGCTGTGTTAAATTCAGCTCTTTCTCGACAAATAGATTTGGCTCTGCACCAACCGCAATGGTCACCTGCTACAAATTGCCCTGTTCCAAGCCAAGCCATTTTGGCTTTCTTAGCAACAAAGTTTTTACCCCAATCGACTAATTTGTCGATGGTAGTGCTTTCAGACGAAATCGAATTCAATCTCGGCTGAACTATAGTCCAAGTGATATTTTTGATACTTGGAAATTGTTCTTTAAATTTTTCATATGCCCCAAGTGCATATAATTTAAGCTGAGAATTTGATTCAGCAAATACCGGAACTCCTCGACCTGCCTTCAAATCTAAAACCCTAATTGAAGTAGGACTAATGATAACGCAATCAGCGCTACCGAACGCTTCCACCACATACTCAGTCAAATCTAATTTTTGTTCAATAAATACTTGGTCTTCTGATCCGATCTGTGATCTAACATACACCACGTAGCTATCTGCGGCCTCTTCTAACTCTTCAGAATATAAAGAATTGGACTTGCATGTCTCCATTTCTGCATTAAATTCATCTTCGGAGATTTGACCTAATTGAAAGCGTAGTTTGACTTCTGACATAGAATGGCATAAAGTCCCTTCTCCAGAAAAGTCAAATGCTGTTGAGTTACGTTTTGGTTCTGGTAGGGTAGATTCTAGTCTGGATGATGGGGTGCATACCAACCAACGATGAGATGAACTTGGACTTAATAAAGCATGTGCGGCCATGGAATATTCCTTGAGAGGAGTTAGATTAATCTGAATATACCACAGAATAAAAAAGGAGACAAGTGTCTCCTTTAGTTTGAAGCAAAATAATTATTTACTTGGCGTCATTGAGGGATTTGATCAATTCTTGCACTTCTTTATTGAAATCTATGGTAACTTTTGCAGTTACGTCAACCTTCTGATCTTTAGATGTATCTTTGAACTCTTCAAATCGCTTCGTCATGATCTCAAATAATCGAGTGTTGTACGTACGATTTTCTAAGTTGGCCAATCCTTCACGCTCCCACCAACACTGACTGGCAGTTGTGGCCATAGAGAAAGCTTCTTCAGCATCCGCGTCTTCTTTGCGAAGGCGTTGTGCTGTTGTCGCTGAGATACCAATTGCATGGTACATTTGTTTAAGCGTACCCCCACTGTTGCCGATCTCCATAATGAGATCAAACCATGTGGGGTTCCACTTAATTTTTTTGGGATTTGATTTAGTTGTCATACTATTACTAATGCAAATTATCCTTCAACTTCGCCCTGATTTTTTGTCTCATCAAAGATTTTCTTGCGAGCGTGCATGTCACGAAGTGCGTCATTAATGACCAGCCTTGTAATAGCGCCGGCCATCTCTTGACGTTTCTTTTCCAACTTCTCTTCAGTTAACTGCTTCGCTTGCTCAATGGTTTCTTTGGTACCAATGCCAGCGATGAGTGATTTAACTAAGTCACTCATTACTAAGCCTCTGGCTCTTCAGCTGGTTGTGCAGCTTGTAGCGCTTCTACTTGTGGGCCGCCTTGAGCTTGGATGTTATTAATCAAAGCCGCTGATTGTACAAATGGTGCTTGACCTAGTACGTTTAAGATTGCATTTACTTCGTTCACCGTGAAAGTGAAGTTAATTTTTGATTCGCCGATATCAGCCATGTTGTTGCTCCTGTAGTTTATAAAGTCTATTTAATTCCGCGTTTGCGTAAAACAAAATCTTTTTGATATCTCGTATCTCAGGGCTATGTGCTACTTCGCCATATCGATAACAAGCTCTAAAGATTTCACCAATCTGTGCGTTCATATTTTTAGCACCGATTAAGTCTTGTAACTCAGTAGATCCCTTAGGCAATTCATAATAGCTTGCTGTTGATCCATCTGATTGTTCTTTTGGCACCCAACCTAATGGTCGGTTCCTAGCCATCATATCCCACTCTGCTGGTGTAATATCATCTAAACTCATAGCCCTAACTCCTTCTTAATAATCTCTAAGCCCCTAGCGAAATGATATCGCCAATATTTCTCGGTGACAGACACATCACTAAATGTCAAGCCATCAAGATAAGCTTCTAGTATAAACTGTTGTTTAGGTTCAAGTCTAGCAATAATTTTTCTAATGTCCGCTATGTCTTCAGGATCCCAAGGATTCCAGCCCTCAATCATGATGATAGATAGGCTTGCATCCTTGGAGTCATCGCGCTCCATAGTATCCAACTCTTCATCACTGAGCCTTGGACTTACAGCAAATACTTCGTGTTCTAATATGGGTGTTTTTGTCATGGTGCCTATACTAATGCACAAAATCTACCTAAACCTTCAAATAATCTAAAATTAAATTTTGTAAATCGATTTTACCGGTTAGAATCTTAACTACATGCTCATCTACGGTATCCTGAGCAATCAAATGGTGAATTATTACTGGAACATTTTGCCCTTGTCTTGCAATCCGAGCATTCCCTTGGAGATACAATGAGGAACTAAAAAACAAATCAAACCAAACAACATGCGCCATTTTAGCAATATTGTTTTGTAAATTTAAACCCTCTCCGATACTGGCAGGATGTCCTATCAACATTTTAATTTTTCCAGCTTTCCAATCCGCAATTGATTTCTCAGTAACTAATTGCGCATCTGGAAATGCTTCTTGTATACGCGTTACTGAATGTTTAAAATTATAAAACAACAATACTGGCTCATCATTGGATTCCAATAATTCGGTCAACAAGTCAATCTTATCACTGTGAACGGGGACAATCTCTCTATTTTCATCATAAACTGCCCCGCTAGTCACCTGCAATAGCTTTGTAATTGCAGCGGCAGCGTTTACAGCCGTTATTTGTTGTCCCCCTAGCTCAGATACTAAATCTTTTTTTAAATCGTCGTAGGCACCCTTTATATCGTTCGATAATTTAATTTCGTGATAAATTGGAATTTCTTTTGGTAAAGTCAGATAATCTTTGGCCTGCATAGAAAATGCAATATCACTAATTTTGTTTGTGATTTCTTCCATGGCTTTAGGTTTGGCTTTGTAGGAATAAATCATTCCTGTATGCCTATTTCTTTGATCTGGATCCATGTACTTATCTCTAAATCGTGTAAGTGACGTTTCTAGTCTGGATCCTTTATCAAGAAGCCCAATCTGACTCCATAAATCACTAACTTCGTTGGGTGAGGGTGTCCCTGAAAGTAACATGATATTGTAATCTTTAGCTTTAACTTCTTTCTTTAAAATTTTAAATCTTTGAGTGCTAGGACTTTTTAGTCGCGAGCTTTCATCAAAAATAATCTGATCGAACTGCTTGAATTTATCTAAGCCACTGAGCCAAGCAATGGATTCATAATTGGTAATGTAAATATCTGCTTTTTGATTAAGCGCTTCACGACGTTGCTTTTCCGTTCCAATTACTAAAGAATAGGTTAAATGGTTAAGATGCTCCCAGATCTCTATCTCTTTATGCCAAACATTTCGAGCCACTTGCAAAGGCGCCACAATAAGGGTTTGTTTAGGTTTTTTATTAGCCACAACTGAAAGCGCTATAGTAGTTTTACCTAACCCCATGGATAAATACAACGCACAAGATTTTAAACTGGAAGCTTTTTCAATTATATCAAGTTGATACTGATGTAGTTGTGTCTTGTTTAACATTTAAGTATCCGTTTAAAAATATAGCCTTTGTGAGTTTTTTGTTTTCCATTTACACAAGCATAAACACATTGAGGATTAAACCCAAGATTTATCATTTGATTTTTGCCTGCCAATTCAAATATTTCTAAAGTTTCAGGCAAAAAATATTGAATAGTTCCCTTAAAGTTGCTAGATTTTTCTCCTAAATGTGCTTGAGATATTTTAACTCGTGTTTCTTCACTATGAGTTCTGCCAGTGTTTATAATTCTTAATTTCTCTTTAGTTTCCTCACTGTGATTTTTACCAGTGTTTATAATTCTTAATTTCTCTTTAGTTTCCTCACTTAATTTTTTCCCTTTTTGTGGACTAATATTACCCGTAAGAGTTTTAGAAATTTTTCTTTTAGTTTCTTCTGATACTGTAGTTCCCTTTCTATTTCCGGGTTTTCCTTTTTTAGCATTAGCCATTTTAATTTTAGATTCCTCACTATGTTTTAGTCCACTAATACCTTCCCCTCCAATGGTTAAATTGCATAAATTATCTAACCAATTAATACAGTTCATCTCTTGTTTAAAAGTTTCTTGTTCTGAATCAAACTTAACTAAAATCTCAATAGAGTATCCAGCTTTATTGACAATATTGTGCCAATGATTATTTCTATTTAATTTTGAATATGCTCGGTTGCCTTTACCTTTACCGATATAAAAGATTTGATCTGTGTCATTGCGCGTATGCGCATAGATATAAAACATATGATACTCCACATTAGTTAAGATAGTAGATAGGTGAGTCCTTGAATGTGGCAAGGACAGCGTTCTCGAGGCGTTGTCCCTATCTACATATACTAATGCAAACTTTATTCAGTAAGCTCCCTAATAAGATCATCTACTTCTTCTTTAGACCTTATTACCACGACCGGAAATCCGAGCTGCTCGAATTGTTGAAACATTATCTTCTGCCTCGGACTCACTTTTCCCTTTGCCGTTTTTAACTCTACCAACTGGATCATGTTTGGGAGCATCACTATCCTGTCGCACACTCCCGTTATCGAACTCACCCATTTCAGACATAGGCCATTCTTCTGTTTTACGCTTTTTACTAGATACTGCTCGATCTCTTTTTCTAGCATGTTCTTTTCTTTCAATTAGGCTGGCCTTGTATACTTGCTCAACAAATGACTGCGTAATGTAGGCTCTAGTTTCACCATAAAGGTCGTCTTCGCCAACGAAATGTCCAAGCTTTTCGACAGCGTGGCAAGCTTCGTGTGCTATAACGCCAATCCATGTGGATTCATCTTCATCATCTTCGTAATCGCCCAAATTAAACACCATGATAATTAGACTACCTAGATGGGTATGAATGACATGTGTTTCCGCTTGGCCGTTTTCAAACGCACGGATATTGACCGCCAGTTTGTTCTCATCAAAGATCTGCTGTAATGCCTCGTCACTAAAACAAAGGTACACAATCTGGGGAAAAAACCCTGTGTCGATTGAATAGTATTTAGGCTTGACTGTTTTCACTACGCGCCTCCATCATGGCATCAGCCAATTCGTAGCTATATTCTGCCAGCTCTTCATAGGTGATATCTCGTACGTTTGGGTTGCTAAGATGGCCATGTAATGACACCATGGCAAATAGATCTACTAATTCAATATCCTCCATTTTTTCTCTCCATTGGTTTGGCTAGTAAGTACTTGTCACCTAAGTATTCAAGTGCGGCTTTACGCTTCTCTGCGTAGACATCTGCTGTGTCTGTCTTCATGCCATAAAGGCATTTAATTATTGCTGAATTTTCAAAAAACATTATATGTCCTCTCTAAGGTGGTGATATAGATCACTTAAGTAAAACCATAATATCACAAGTGGTAGCCAAAGTACAAACGTACACACTACAATAATCATCTTAGTCTTCAGAGATAGTTTCACGGACACGATACCTCCACATTGGTGGGTTGGAGCGGCGACCATATTCACGTCGCATCTCAAAGGCATTGTACCTAAAGAAAACCTCGTACTTTTTCATATGGTTACGGCGGGTCGATGCCATAACACCCTTGTAAAATCGTCGTCTAATTTGTAGCATCATGGTCTTTTTCCTCTGCTAATCGTTTTTCCAATGATGCCAGCATCATTTCACCAAAAGCCCACATACCTTCTCGATATGTTTTTCTAGCCTCTTCCAAGGATTTATTAAAGGAATTTATATAATCTTCATCAGTCATATAGTTTCACTCCAAGGGCTGTTCGGCTTGCTTTCCAGGTTCTTTCTAAGGCATCCCAAACGGCTTTGGTATTTAAGATCTAGATTCATGAACGTACTCCTCAAATGTGTCCCACAACTTGGCGATCTTCATTTCCCACACCAAGATCACTGCTTTGATGTGAGGATTGTCAGCCTGTTCATTGGCTAATCGCAAGTCTTCTAGTATATCAAACATCTTAATGATTTGTTGCTCTAAATCAAATCGGTCGCTCATACGTTAGGGTCTCCAGTAAAGTCTGCTTTGTTTAAGATTGGTTTATCAAGTGCCTCTTTCATGTACGCAAGTACACGATCCATCTCTTCCAAGTTACCGCCAAAAACTTCTGCGGCGCAGTGGCCATATGGATTGCCTTTGCGGTCGAAGTACACCTCGCGTATTTCAAAACTTGGCTCTTCCTCCGGATCTTGATCCATGTTTACAATTCTATAGCTCCACACGTTTTTGCTCCTTCATAAACTTAAGTAGGTCGGTCAATTCGTCTTCTTTGATATTTGCTATTTCAAACATCCCGTTGTGGTGTGTTACTCTGACAAATCCATGGCCAAACACTATCGCCTCTTGCATTGCATCAAATAGGGCTGATTGAATTATTGATACGGTATCATCCATGATTCTTTTCCTTTATAAACTCTGCGTCTATTAGCTTTCCATCGTCATCAAAAGTAAACTTAATATTACTGTACGGCATTTGTTCTGTATGGATAGATGATATAAATCC